GGCTTAAAGCCACTCCATTTTTTGTAACTCCTTCTTTGCCGTACAACGCAACTTCATCATAAGACCTTTTTGCAAGTTTCTTTTTTACCTCTGTGGCATACTCGGCAATTTTAGTTACCATGCTCAACATGGCGAGCGTATCATCGCCACTATCACACCATGTTTCTATATTTTTATCAACTAATTCGGCTATTTCTTTTTTTGTAAGCGAAACGAAGTCTGCTAATTCTACTTTTTGTAATGACATTTTATTTATGCCCCTACCGTTTCAGATAGGGGTTTGGTTAAGGTTATGCTAATACTTGCTCTTGCAATAACTTTTGATTCTCTGACGAAATCCTAAACTTCTTTCTCAAATCCGCTATTGTACACTCCTTTTGAGTGCCATCTTTGCTAAGGTAGCCATGACTTAATAATTCAATTGCTCGTGTCCATTGGGCAGTTCCTACGTTTAAGAAAGGCAATGCCGAAGATTCAAATGCCTGCTGGACAGGTGCATTTGTTGCTCGGTTGTGGTTGTCAATATCATCTTCGTCAGTTGCAATGTGAAAAAACTTCAATAAAAAATATCTTTCTGCATAAGTCAAAGCTGAGCCTAAGCCTTTTTCCCAATCATTTTGACCATTTGCTCCAAAAAGGTTTTCATCTTTCTCCCCTGTCTCGCAGTCAATCCACGTAAACCGCATCATAACTTTTGAAAGGATTTCAGATTTATTGCCTTGCTTGGCCGGATAATCTTGTCGGGTATTCTCAATACTCAGTACCTCCTGCTTTAAAACCAAGCCTAATTCGTTCATGAGTGGCTTAATATGCTCTAAAACCTTTGAGCCTGTAACATATTTGAAATTAAACGAAGATTTATCCTTGCCAAGGCCGTTGATTTTCTTCTGTATTTCAAGAAGCTTTTGATAGATGTTCATAGTTCTTGCAGATTAGAAAGGTAAATCTTCTGAATTATCAACTTTCTGTGCCACAGGCTTTGCATAAGTGCCGTTCTTCGCTTCCTCTCGCATTTGTTTTGTAATCACAAACGGACTGCTATTGCTCCAAAACACGCCACCACTTGCAACGTAAAAGCGAGGAGTTTTCGCTTCCTGTTGCTCTTTACTTTGCTTGACAAACAAATCAACGTTTTGTTGAAACTTGTTCATTTCATCAGCGATGCTGATGGTAAGACTGATACCCTGCTCACCTTTTTTTTCGAGTACGTCAATCATTTTTTTGAGGGTTTCTTTTTTCACCCATACTTCTGCCATTGTTCCCATAATCGAATAAAAATTAAAATGTATATAAAAATTTACTTGTTGCAACAACTATAATTCTGATGCTTTGCGGAAATCCGCAGCCAAAAGCATCGGTACTGACAAAACGAGCGATAACACTAAACACCCGATTAAAAATACCTGAGCGAATAATAAGTTTGGATTCTGCTCAAAAATCCAAAACGCCAAAATATCAAGCCCTAATAAGGTAAAAAATGCAAATGACAAGAGGGAGTAAAGTTTGTTTTTCATCTTGCTGAGGCGGTTATAAGTTGAAATGCTACCCAAAAAATCCACGTTAATAAAATCGGAGTTATTGACTTCTTAGCAAACCAAATCGCCAAATCTATCAATCTGTCGGCATCGTGCATTAATAATCTGCACTCGCAGTAAATGCCTAATAAAATATTTTTCATCGTAGTATGTAAGGATTAAGGCCTCTTTCGAGGAGTGATTGAAATTTGATTTCTACACGGTCGGGTGATACGATTACTATCTCACGCTTGCCATTTGTGCCATTGTAGGCTATTCTTACGTGATTAGACACGTCTCTGATTTCACCTTTATAGGTCTTTTCCTCTTTGTTTATCCAGTTGTTTGATAGTGTTCTCATAGGATTTTTTTTATAGTTTTTCTATTGACCCTAAACTCTGTGCAAGCAAAATCAAGTATTGAAGTTTTTCTGCTTTTCTGTATTCTAAGCAACTCTTTTTCCGTTGCTTGTATAATTTTCCTAACCTTGCGATTCGCCTTATAGCGAACCTTTTTTTCGTGCATACTGATTGACTTACAAGAGGTTAATCGGTTGATTTTGTGTATTTCCTGCCCTTTCGCAAGGAACTTATCAAGGTCTTTCTTATAATCGCTCTTGTATCTCAGCGTTTTGTCAATCATTTCTACCGCTTTCTCGATGTTGTCAGCGTAACAGTTAGCTGATATGTTAAGGTGGTTTATGTATCTGCTCATGCGGTCAATTTTGAAAGGATATACATATTTTCAAACTCATGCTCGCCAATTGGTTTTAGGTCAGCGATTTTAAACTTTTCAAAAAACACATTCCAGTCTCTCGAAAATGTATATTCATCTACTCCCACAACCGAAGCAATTCCTTCCATCCAGCTTCTATATTCTATCAAAATCATGCCTTTATTTGACAAAGACACGTAGTAGTTTTCTGTCTTAAAATATTCCATTTTTTTAGCTATTTGTTAAGGTTTCAAATAAACTCCCCCACCAAGAGCGGAGGAGTATTTACACTATTTAATTAATCAATCTATCCTACATATTCATTCTTAATTCCATAATTAACTCCACCTTGTGGAGTTCGTAATTTGCAGCAGAAATTTCCTTAATATTAACATCCTTATTTTCTGCAAGTATTTCTTCATACTGCTGTATAGAAAGACTTGCTTGCCTTCTCTCTATACTTTTTATTGAATCAGACATAAATAAAGTTTCGATAGTTAAATGGAAATACCCATACATATCTATTGTTTGATTTGCCTTTGTGTAATGCAAGTAAGAATCTTGCTTGTTTTTTTCTGAAAAGTACTTTGTCATGGTTTTTGATAGTTTGATTATGTTATTGATTAAGAAAATTTAGTCCAGCCCGTACGGTCTTGCTTATCAGTACGCATTTGCGATACTGCCATGCCCCAAACATACTTCAACGCATCAGCCAAGCTACGGCCACTCTTTTTTACCTCGAAATGTGCTAACTTCATGATGCCTGAGCGGTTATACTTACCGTTTACGATTATGTCTTTGCGGAAGTCAGAAAAACCTTTTTCTCGCTTACTTGTCCTTTCGGCTGCTAAGTTTATTAAGAGTGTACGTGTCGCTGCTGTCATTGTTGTTGTTGTTTGATGATACAATATTACAACATTATTTTGTAACATACAATATTTTGTAATTTATTTTCAAATTTTTTTTGTGTTTAAGGTTTTGGCACGTAAACAGGCATAAAAATGACTTTAGCGTTTTCCAAGCATAGCTTTTTATTGTGAAAGGAAAGCACCCAACCTGCACTAATCGCTTGCCTAACATCCTGCCGTGACAATCTTTGTGTACATTTTATTACTTGCTTCATATTTTCGTAGGGTTTAAAAGTTTTTTAACATCGTCCTTAATTGAAGATGATTCATTACATAAATACTCAATATAGGCACAAGGGTCTAATGTTGCGGTATGCGTCCAGCCTTGTTGTAATAGTGTGTTACTTCTTGCTTCGTTTAAGTCAAGAACTTTTATAATTCCGTTTTTTGAGTAAACAAATACGATTTTCATAGCGATATATTAAACTGAGAAAGTAAATTTTCATGGAGCATTTGAAAACGGAACTGCTCATCTTTACTAAGTTGATTGAACTTTAGCGATAATCTCATATTTTGCTCAGCGAGCATTGAGCCGTCAATATGTTGCTGTACCAATTCGGGTGTTGCCTTTTCTTTGACTTCTTCAAAAGGTATTGAAGTCAGCTTCTTTAATTTATCCATTGTAGTCTTTAAACTACTTTTTAAATCTCTAACTGCCCAGCGAGAATGAATTATATTGTCCTCTGAAAAGTCCAAAAGGAACTGAGCCGTAGTTAAAAAAATGTAAATGTCGTCGATTGTTTTTGGTTTTACTTGCATATTGTTTTTGTTAAAAGTGTTTGAATAATTTCTTCATCAAGTTTTACCCATTTTACCCATTTATCATTTTCATCATAAAGGCCAATCATGGTAATTTTAATGTGTTTCCCAAAAGTGTCAGGCACTAATTCTGCTTTTTTAATTTTTAAATTCATATTTCTTGTTCTGATGTTATAATCACGGCTTCAATACCATGTTCATTTAATTGTTTTATTCTGTACTTTTGTATTTCTGAAACGACTCCGACCTTCGGGCGTTTGACTTCAAAAAACTTTACTACTCCTTCCTTAATTGCCATCAAATCGGGAATGCCTACCTTTGTTGTACGAATTAATTTTATCACGTACCAGCCATTATTCTCAAGCTTTTTGATAACTTTTGATTGTATTTGTTGCTCGGTCATCTCTTTGAAAATGGGATAAAGTATAATCTTTTTTGTTTTGTACTGCTTTGTAAATATTTTCTTCAATGCCACCAACAGAGAATACCCAGTACACATCATTTGATGGTCGGTCATGTGTAGTCATTCTATCTTTGGACTGTATGTAGCTGACGCTCGAAAAATCAATGTTTGCATAAACTAAATACTTTGCAGCCTTTAAACTAATGCCTTCTCGTCCAGAGACAATCTGTAATGCAATGTTTTTATTGGTGTTATTAAATACTTGCAAATCGTTTGTAAGATTGTCTTTAAAGACTTCTTTAAGCATTTCATACTCAGCACTAAACTTGTAAAATATTGCTATTTTTTCACCTGCAAATCTTGACTTTATAAACTGTGCCTTTGAATCGTCTATTACTTTTGCATTTCCACTTTCAAACTTTACCGTTCCGCTGCATAACTGATGAACTTTTCCCATAAGTTTTACAGCAGTATCTGCAAGTATTACTTCTTCTTTACCTTCAACTACTTTATCTCTTTTTAGCCTGTTAATTAAATTGTATGTAACGTTTTTCATAGGGCAATAAAGAATGTGTTCTGAAACCGAAGAAGTAAAACCTGCCTGCTCCTGGGTGAAACTTATCATCCTATCTACTAAAAAATCCTTAATTAGACTTTGTTTTGCATTGCTGTAATCATTTACTTTTGCATACCCAAGATTCCGTTCTTTTACGTTTACAAAGTCTTTAGCCCAAGCATAAAAGTTTTTCCATGGAGCAAAAGGACTATAATTTGAAACCCAAAACTGATGATAAATTTGTGAATAACTTTCGGGCGTTGGTGTTCCCGAAAGAAATATCATAGGCAAATGACTAAATCTTTCTTTTATTAACTTAGTAACTTGATTTGGTTTTGGAAATGCTCCGTTTCGATGATGCTCGTCTAATATTATAACATCAAAATCATTATCGCTTACCAAATGCAATGATTCATTGTTGGTAACAAGCAAATCAAAAGCAAATCCGAAATCATCATAGTCTGATTCTATTGATGAAATTGCTTTCTTCTTAGTAAGAAATAATACTTTTTTTGCACCGTATAACTTTGCTATTTGTAAGGCTGTGGCAGTTTTTCCTGTGCGTACTTCCATCGCCAAGTAAACAAGTTTTCTTAACCCTAATATCTCCAATCCTTGCTTTGATAGCTTTTTTTGATAATCTCTTAAAATCTTCATTTTGTCCTATTTTTTAGTTTTAACGGTGTGTAAAAAAGTGTAAAATCAAGTGTAAAAAATTTGACACGGATTTGACACGAATTTTACACAATATCATTGACTATCAGCACCTTTGCGTAAAAAGTGTAAAAATTTTTACACAGCTTAAAAAAAATATTTTTTTTATTTTAATTTTCTATTTTTTCTGAAAAGTGTAAAAAGTGTAAAATTTTACACAATATCATTGACTATCAGCTCTTTTGTGTAAAAAACCGTGTAAAATAGCGTGTAAAAATTTTACACTCATTTTACACATTTTACACTATTTAATCCAGTTGTGTATAGTTTGCCTTGTAATACCCATAATTTCGGCGACCTCCTTTTTGTTAAAGTTAGGATTAGCTCTGTACATCTCTAAAACTACCTCTTTCGTGGTTTTGTCCTTATTTGATTTTACAATAGTCTTAATTTCATTTACTTGTATGCTATTGACTTTAATCTTTTTTGCCATAGCTATAAAGTATTTGCTTAACCTTTCGGCTTTAAAAATACTTTCTTTTGAAATTGTAGTAAAATCGCATCCTTCATTAAAAAATGAGCATAAAGTGTTGATAAGTAATGCAAAGCGAGGGATATAAGATTTTTGCTTTGGAAGCATACTTTTCATGTACTCATTTTCTTCATCAGAATTTTGAATAATTGTAATTTCATTATAAATCCTTTGCCATTCTTTTTGGGCGGATTCGCTAAAAGGAACATATTTTGGTATTACTTCCCCGTCGTCGTCATATTTTACACAATTATTTTTTATATCTTCGTACATGAAAATTATATTGTCGCAATACCACTCTATAAGTTCCTCAGACAAGTTTTTTTCATTATAAGGCTCTACTTCTAAGTCTGGAAAAGATAATAGCATACGGTCTACAAAACCATTGTCTTTATTCTCATCAGTATAAGCACTATTTAAAATATTTGGTTGAATACCACCTAATACTGGAATCATTGGTTTATCAACAAATGAGTTTTTTGCGGTCTTTCTGTTTATAATTGCACTTTTGCCACTCCATGAACTTAGCCAAAATTCAAGGTCAGAACCTGCCCTGTATTTATTCATGTCCTTAAACCAGCCATTTAACTCATCTTTAAAAACTCCAATGCTGTTTTTGCTTTCTTGATGCAAATCAACAAGTGCTTCCAGAGTTATATCATTCGCTATAAATTGAGTCTTTTTAGGCTTAGTTACTTCTTCATACTGCGTTTTGTCTTTTTTGTCAAGGGCATTGTAAACCTCAAATTTTTCACAACCTCTAATGTATTTTTTAATCTCTTTTGTATTAGACTTTTGAAGTGGGTAAATCATGTTATTAATTGAAGGAGTTTTTCCTATTCCAGCCTTACCAACCAATGCAATCCAAATTGCAGCGTTTTCAGTCCATCCGCTTTTTACTTTTACGTGCATAGAATTTCCAACAATTACACTTGTTACCCAAAGTAAGCTACAACCCATGTAATCAATACTACTATCTAATGTTTCTTTACATTCTATAATGTATGATTGTAAGTCTTTTGGAAAAATATCAATAGGAAATGTCAAATCCTTAGTAATTGATTCATCTATTACTGGAAAATCTATTTTCTTAACAATACGGCTTCCAAAACCTTGTTTATAAAGGTCAGATGCAGCAGCTTTAAAATTGCCATTATGATTTTTATAAGTGTATGCTACAAAAGGAGATATTAATTTTTCATTCGGATAAATTGTTCCAGTTGAAAAAAGGTACAAACATCCAGTATTTTTATAAACGTAACCCGAATGCGGAGAACTTGCACCATTGCGTTTTACAATATACCTATCAGATATTGTACGCACAATTTTTAATTCTGAACCTATTATATCAAAAATTGAAGTTTTAGCATTGTAATCATCCCAAGTCTTAATATTAGATTCCTTGTAATCTTCTTTTACCTTTTCATCTAATATAATCTCTTCCGTTTGATAATTATAAACACGGCAACAAGACCATAAGATTTGCCTATCAAGTTCTGTTATTTCTTTAATATCAGAATAGGTTAGTTCAGAAATGTTGTTTTCATAAACAAAAATATACCCACCAATACCACGGCTTTCAATAACGCATTCCTTATGTTCTTTTAATTTTGCTATTTTCTTATTGCCTTCAATAACCGAGCAACGGTAGATTATGTGATAGCCTTGGTTTTGAGTTTTATAGATGACAAACTTTTTATTAAAATCGTCTATATTGTCCTGTAAGAAAGAAAGAAGTTCAGACCAAAACGCTTGCTGCTCTTGTAATGATGAAAAAACTTTTAAATCAACGTCAATACACTCTAATCCATTATAGCCTGTTACTATACCTACATTCTTAGTCGCAGGAATATAAGTACCATCATTTTTTTGAATATCGCCTTTATATTCATAATTTTTCTTAAATACTTCTTTTGATAATGCTTGAGTTTGGCAAGGCTTCCAAGGAAAATTTGGCGTTTTATTCTCCCCTATTGTAATTAACGATAAGTCAGCATCAAGAAGGCGATATAACCGCTCTATTGCAATCATGTTTAATTTTAGTTAGCGTTTTTACTTGATTCAATCATTAATTTTGTTTTTTTGCAACTCCAATCAATACTTTATAAATGTTTTCGTCATAACTTTTGCCGTTTATCATGTTGCTAACCATGTGCTGTGTGTATTTTTTTTGTTGCATAATTCCAGCAGTATTTAATGTTTCTGCTATTTTTTTTGCAGTTAGTGTGGGTTCAACGCTTTTTGCAGCGTAAAACAGCTTTTTTGTTTCTTTTATCATTTTTATTTAATTAACATAATTAGTAAAATACAATTATATGTATTTACTTTGTTTAGTGATTTATTATAATACAGTAAATTATAAAAGCAAATTTAGTATTTTATTTTGTAGCTTACAATATTTTGTAACTTTTATTTACAATTAATTATGGAAACTTTAAAAAAACCAAAAAAAGAAACCTCAAAAAGAAGTTTAAAACTTTTATTTCATTTAGAAAGTCATGGAATACCAACGATTGCAAAAGAATTAGGTATTGCATCTTCAAGAATATACAACTGGAAGTATGGCTCAAGCCCATCTTTGGATAATCTTGGAGAAATTGCCGACAAGATTCCAAATATTGACTGGAATGATATTATGTACGATAACAAGGCTGGTGAATTGCGTTCTACTTATGTAAAGGAAAGCGAAATTGAAAAACGCCTTCGTGAAATAGAGCAGGAACTTGAAAGAACACGTAACGAACTACAAGAAACAAAAATTGAATTATTGGAGACAAAAAAAGAAAAAGGCAAATTATTTGATTTGCTGGGAAAGGATGAGGGCGAAACTGAAGCCTACCTTGTTGATGAAGAAATTGGTTATCAAATGATGAATTTGATAACGATTGGTCAGCATGGCGGTTTCGCTCTCAATGAACGTAAAAATTAACATCGGTAACATAAAAGGTTACGGTCTGCTTAAAAACACGCTCATAGGCACTTAAAACATAGTATGTCATAGACCCTGCGTCTCCACTACCATTTTTTGTGTGCTTGTAAAAGCGTAAAGTTCTTTATTTTATTGAGCGTTTTTAGTCTGATTCGTTAAATCATTAGCCTTTTTGGATAATATTTTACCGTAGAATAAGATTAAGCATGAATACGCAAAAGGTTACGTTACAAGAGCAAAAGGTTACAGTCAAAGACGTTCAACAAAATGAACTATCAATGACTAACAAAATCGCCGTCCTTTTTTGGTTTCGGAAAAGTAACACACAAAAAACAACAGGCTCAATTATGCTCCGAGTAACGCTTAACTCGGAGCGTCAAGAGTTTGGCACGACCAGGGTGCTATGTAACGTAAAAGACTGGGACGCTGAAAAGCAAAAAGTCAAAAGCACGCATCATCTGCATCAGCACTACAATATGATGCTGAAAAACATTGAGCAAAAGGTTTTTTCAATTTTTATGAACTTTGAAACGCAAGAGCAGGAGATTGACGTGCGGACGCTCAGGGCGGTCTATTTGGGCAAACTAAAAATTAATCCAACTTTCGATTCGATTGTACAGAAGTTTTTTGACGAGCGTACTTTCTTAGCCCCTTCCTCTATTCGTAGCTACAAAAGTAAGCTCAAAAAGTTCAACGAGTTTTGTGATACCAACAACCTTAAAAATATCAAGGTCGATGTGATTAGTCCACAAGTTATGAACAGGTTCAGCGATTGGATGCAACAAAGTTATTATCACAAAGTATTTATCGCAAAATGCAAGCAAACTGTTAAGACCGTAATGGAGTGGGCGGTGTCGGTAAATCACATTTCAAAAAACAATCTCTACGACTATGTTACAAAAGTGCCGAGAAATCCGAACCGCAAGCAACTGAGCCAGTCGGAGTTGCAAATGCTAATAGCTGCCGAACTTCCAAAACCCATGCAGGACGTTGCAGACTGTTTTATTTTTTGCACCCAAACAGGATTTGAGTATTCGGGATTGAAAAAACTAAGATTTGACGCCGATATTACTATGTATGATGGTCGGTGGTGCATCTTGGCAAACAGGGAAAAGACCGACAATGAGCGATTTGTTCCTTTAACAGATTTGGCGTGGAGACTTATAAAAAAGTACAAAGACGCAAATACTTTGCCTGTGAAGTCAAACAAGCACATGAACTACGTATTAAAGCTTATTATGGTGAAACTGGGTATTGACAGGCATATTCATGTCCACATGGCCAGGCGTATCTTTGCCAACGAGTGCGTAAATATTAGGGGTATGTCTCCCGAAGCTACGGCAAAAGCAATGGGCCAATCTGATACAAAGAGCGTTAGTTTCTACGCTGAAATTGATAAAAAAAGAGTTTCAACCGAATTTAAACAATAAATCTATGTCTTACACTACCATAAGAGCGAACGACGATGCAATATCGAGGGCATTGAAAAAAAGGTACTATCAAGAGGTTGTGGCGATTCTTATTGCTAATGATAAGGAATTGTGCGACAAATACCTAAAAGATAGCGACTGCAAACTTTACAGCGTTACGAGCGAAGTTTCTCACAAAGACTTAGCGGCAATATTTGGCATTCAAGATTCGCAGGTAAACTTAATTATTTCTCAGTACATGATTTTGAGCCTTGTCGAGATGATAATAATGTCGAAGAAAGAAGCAGGCAGGCCGTTCCAAGAGTATAAAATCATCAAGGAAAACGGTGATATTTTTTCTAAGGAACTATTTGATAAGCATATCAATTTAAAATCTCATCAATGTACTTCTGCTCTACTCAAAGCAAAAAATTATTTTTCTACGAAAGTTGATTAAATAATGATTTATTTATTTAGTAAGTCTGTTATTTGACAGGCTTATTTTTTTAGCAAATAATTATTTGGTTATTTGATTATGTGTTTATTTGTTGTAAATTTGTGTATGGTTTCGAAGCCAAAACATTTTAAAGATATTATACCGTTATAGGTTTATCGCTGGGCTTTAAATGTGCCCTTTCGAAGCGAGAAAACCTGTAACGGTTTTTTTATGCACAAAAATTATGCTGTTTTTAGAAAACAAAAGCACAATCACGAGTTTAGAACTTGTTGAGCAAATTAACATTTTTCGTAGAGAAGATGGAAATAAGAATGATTTAGCACATTCAGACCTTTTAAAAATTATTCGCAATGAATTTAAACGAAAAATATCACTGGGAAAAATTTCCGAGCGAGATTATATTAATCAAAGAGGTCAAAAACACCCAATGTTTGAATTAACACTATCAGAGGCTAAGCAAGTTTTAATTCGAGAAAGTGAAACAGTTAGAGAGGCTATTATTTACTACATTGAAAAGCTGGAACAAGAGTTATTAAAACCTATATCTATTGAAGATGCTCTTATTCAACAGTTGCAACTCACAAAAACAATCAGATTAGAACAAGAGAAATTTAATAACCGACTTACATTGATAGAAGCTAAAACAGCTACTCGACCAGAATACTTTACAGTAATGTGTTACGCTATTTTAAACGGTGTAAAAGTCGGTTTGTCGTTAGCTGCTAAAATAGGAAGAAAAGCCGCATCAATATGTAGTACAAAAGGATACCATATTGATAAAATAGATGACCCTCGATTTGGTCAAGTTGGTTGCTATCCTGCCGATGTTTTGCAAGAAGTTTTTAAAACCACATTATTTATTTAATTATTTTATACGTACAAAAACTTTTTAAACAAACAATACAATGGAAAGAGAAGCAAGATTAAATACAATGGAATCATTTGTTAAGGTTTTAAAGGTGTTAGATGACTGTCAATCAAAATTCTCAGAAGACGCAAATCCATTTATGATTATAATGGAACGTGAAAACGCTATCCAAGAGGACAAAGATTATGCAATGCGAATGATTAACGAAAATCAAGAGTTTTATGAAAAATGCGAATCAGCTAAAGAAATAATTATTCAAAAGCTTTTTGGTTTAGTTGATTAAAAAAGCAGTATCGCCAAGATTTGAATATCAAAACTTGTACCATGTCAATATTTTCAAGGCTTGTTACCCTCAGTTTAATTATAACCTATTAGATTAAATTTATAAAAACATGACACAATCGCAGGAAATTAGAAAAGTATGGCACGAGGCAAGTGAATATTTAGTCGTAAAAAATAGTGTAACAGTTAATTGTGAGCCAATTCAAGTCAGTATAACAATAGGATTAGGTGATACTGAAGAAGAAAATACAAATGCCTGTTATGAGGTTTTAGACTTTTTAATGTGTCATATTCTTGAAGAATAAACTTTAAACAAACTAAAATTATGACAGCAATAGACTGGTTAATCAACGAATTGAGGCCAACAATATGCTTACAACAAAAGTATGTTGATGAAATAAAAGAGCTTGCAAAAGCAAAAGAAAAGCAACAGATTATTGATGCTTACGAATTTGGAGATGCTTATTATGAAAATGCGGAAGATTATTACAACGATAATTATAAACAATTAAAATAATGACAATACAAGAACTTCAAAAAGCTAATAGACTTCAAGAAAAAATTGAAGCAAAAAAACAACAGCTATTTTTATTTGAAAAATGTAAGGTTAAAAATGTAGCGTTTAAAAAAGAGCGTGATGATGAAAGCGGATATGATGAAATTATACTTGAAGAAATTCCCAAAGGTGTAATTAAAAATGCCGCTATTGAATACATTAAGGCAGATTTGGCAGACTTACAAAGGCAATTTGATTCGTTTTTGTCACCAAAATCTATTGAAATGAATATTTTAGATTTGGGGCAAACAGGATGATAAATATTGAGCGATTTATTTTGGACAATTTTTGTCTAAAATCTAACAAAGAAATTGCACAAGAATTAAGCATACCCTTACACCAAGTTCGACTAAAAGCCTACAAGTTAGGCTTGAAAAGAATCAATCTTGACTACTGGACAAATGAGCAAATTGATTTTTTGAAAGATAACTTTGAAAATATCGGAGATACTGAAATTGCTGAAATATTTCAACAAAAATTCCCAAAATCAAAAGTTTGGACTCGAAAACACATTGACAAAAAAAGAAATTATCTGAATCTTCACCGAACACCCGAACAAATAGCATTAATCAAAAAACGAAATATTGATGCAGGAATGTACATAAATATTGACAGACTTTCAGATAATTACATAGCTTATCGTTGTAGCAAAAAGGATAAAGAACTCCGAAAAGAGTTATTGAAAAACAAAGAATTATTAGAAGTGAAACGTCTAACGATTAAACTAAAAAAGATATGTCAGAAATCACAACAATAGGGCAATTAGTAGTACCGAAAGGTGTAGTTAATTTGCAAACAGTTAGCGAAAATTTGATGGAAATGATGATACAAGTTAAGGGAAATCCACGACTTATTGACCAAGCAAACGCAATGTGTCAAATTGCTGACCGGGTTGTAAATGTCGCAAAAACACAAGTGCAACAAGCAAATATGATTATTGAACTTAACCGAATGAAACAAGGGCTATGAAAGAAATAAAACGACAAGCGATTTTACGACAAGCGAATGAAGAATTTTTTGAATTGGAGTTTCCGCTTAATTTTATTTCTGCTGATTTATTAGTAACAATAAGACGGCCTATACAAAGATTACAAGGCTATTGGTTAGTTTATAACGTTTTGCATTTTAAAAACCGTGTGCATAGTATCTATCACAATTATAGAGAGTTCAAACTGGCCGTTGAAAAAGAATGTGGCTGTGAAATGATAAGAATAAAGACAATTAACCAAACAAAACAATGACAATACAAGAAGTAGCTGAGGACAGAAAACAAAAGGCATACTCGATGATACGAGTTTTAAAGATTCATGATTTATTAATTGGTGAGTTTTTAATACAGAAAAGACCTCATGCGGATATTATTGATACTTATGACGAAGATTGTGAAAAATATACGGAGGCTATGGACAGGCTCGAAGAACTTAATTACTTGATTCAAGAAACCGAAAGAGCCAGTCTTATTATAAAAAATAATCTTTTTGAATTGATTGATTAACAACCAAAACTATGAACAAAGAATTAGAAGAAGTTACTCAAAGTAAATATCCCTTAGACATTTGGACGGAAGAAGAATCTTTAATTAGAAAACTTGCATTTACAAATGGTGCTAAATGGATGCAAGAAAGAATGTTTAGTGAGGAAGATTTAAAAGAAATGCTGCATTATGTTTTATTTACACCAAAAAGAGATGGTTATAGAATAAATATGAACGATTCAATAATTGAAAAAACAATAGAAAAATTTAAAAAAGAAATAAGGTGACAGCTAAAGACAAGGCGGAAGAATTGATTGAAACGTTTACATTTAATTGTAGAGAATGTGATAATGCTAAACTATCAGCTTTGTTTGCGGTTGATGAGATATTAATCGATGATTGGTATATTGCAACTCGTGAAGATTTAATCGCAAGAAAAAAATATTGGGAAGAAGTAAGGCAGGAAATATATAAATTATAGTATTTTTTAATAAAATAACTATTTGTTTAATTCATTATTTAATTTATATTTGCTAAGATTTTTTTTCATAGTACATATTGTTAGGGTTAGTGAAAGGCTAAAAAAGGCGGTATTCTGTACTGCCTACTTTTTCAAATGAAAGATAATTATGCAAGGTTAGGGTGTATTCTTATAATTTTAGGAACTGGTTTTTTTTGGTTAGCAATTATTCTATTATGGAATTTATTCGCAAAATAATACTTATGTATCAGCTGGATGGAGACTTTCGGTTTGGCATAAACTGGCTTGTGTACTTGATTTTGTGTATAATTGCGTCAAAGGTATGAGAATAAATATAAAGCCTTTGAGCGTTAATTTAGCATGGCAAGGAAGCAGGTATAAGACTAAGGCATACAAAGAGTACGAAAAGAAATTGCTGCTGATGTTGCCAAAACTTGATTTAGGTAAGGATAAAAAACTGGAAATATATTTTATGTTTGGTTTCTCTAATGTTCAGAGTGATTTAGATAATCCAGTCAAACTCTTAATTGATATTTTTCAGAAAAAATACAATTTTAATGATTCTTATGTGTGGAGACTGGTAGTAGATAAGCAGAAAGTTGAGAAAGGCAAAGAGTTTATTGATTTTGATATTAAAGTATTAGAGATATAGCTGTGATTAAACAGTGCCGTTTCTGTTTCAAGCGGTCGTTAGAATCATGTCAGTATTCTGCAAAGGTTAGCGTAATGAGGAGATGGTTGCCGAGTCCTGTTTATCAGGTTGCTCCAGCGTTGGTTCGAGTCCAACCCTTTGTGCAAGTTTGTTGATTGATGGTTTGATTACCTACGGGCGGTTGTCGTGTACTTCTGCCCTATTTTTAATTTAATGTTATGGTAAATTTAGGAAAATTAAAGTTAAACGATTCAAATCCCCGATTTATCAAAGATGATAAGTTTGAAAAACTATGCAAGTCAATACAGGAAACGCCAAACCTACTTTCAAAAGTAAAGTTAAAAGTTGATTTTTCTGATGGCGGTAAGGTTTTAGGGGGTAATATGAGACTTAGAGCATTAACGCACCTAAAATATAAAGAAATACCCGAATCGTGGGTTGAGGACTGCTCAGACCTTACCGAAGAAGAAAAGCGTAAATTAATAATCATTGATAACGCTTCATTCGGTGCTTGGGATTTTGATGCACTCGCCAATGATGGATGGGATGTAGAAGAGCTCGCAGATTGGGGAATTGACATTCCTAATTTTGAAGAACCTAAATTAATTGCAAGCGATGATGAGTTTGAGGGCGATATTGATTCAATAGAAACTGATATTGTTTTAGGTGACATAATAGAAATAGGAGAACATCGCCTACTTTGTGGAGATAGTACTAATTTTAATGATGTCGAAAAATTATTAGACGGAAATATTTCTACAATATCTTTTACAGACCCCCCCTCATGACTTTACAGAAGAGCAACATCAAGAAGTATTGAATAATTGTATTGCATTTAGTAAAGGTGATATTTTTATACTTTCAGCTAATGATAAATTAATCTCATTATCATATGAAAACAAAAATATTTTTAATGACTTTTTAGTACATGATTTTGTTTTTCATATTGGCGGAGGTCACGCACCTTTAAGGCAATTTGATTTAATTGCACACTTTAGAAAAACAAAATTTTATAATATGAATGATGGCTTTTCAAATTGTATAAGAGTTAATTCTATGAGGATGGGCGGTTATGTTAAAGAAAAAATTCATGACCATCAAAAACATATAGATTTATACGCAGCGTTTTATAATCATTATTCAGTAGAAGGCGATTCTATACTTGATTTATTTGGAGGGAGTGGAACTGCCATTGCAACTGCACACCAGTTAAAAAGGAAATCTTATGTAATTGAGTTTAATCCTTTATATTGCCAATTGATAGTTAATAGAATGATGAAATTAGATAGCAGTTTGATTGTAAAGAAAAACGGGGAAGTATGGCATACGACAAAATAAAAATATACGAACAAGCAAAAGATGTAATAGTAAAAAACAAACTATTCTTTGTTGAAGATATTGTCGCATTTTTGCCGTGTAGAAAACAAACTTTTTATGATTTATTTCCTGTTGATTCAGACGAAATGGACGAACTAAAAGGATTACTTGAAACAAACCGCACCGAATTAAAGGTTTCTATGCGGTCGAAATGGTACAAATCAAACGCTCCTGCATTGCAAATGGCGTTAATGAAATTAATATCAACGCCTGAAGAATTACGTAAATTATCAATGACAACGGTTGAGGAAAAGTCTGATGTATCAATAGTTTGGAAAGAAGAAAAAACGTATGAAACTATCACTAAAGCAGACACAAGCGATTGATTATTTAGAAGATAATAAAACTAATGAAATACTTTTTGGAGGCGGTGCTGGCGGTGGTAAAAGCATTCTTGGTTGTTACTGGCAAATAAAGCAAAGGTATAAATATCCCGAAACAAAAGGTTTAATTGGTAGGGCAAGTTTAAAGACACTAAAAGAAACTACTTTACAGTCTTTCTTTTACGTAGCCAAGCAACAAGATTTAGTTGCAGGTAGGGATTACAAATACAATCAGCAGTCAAATATTATTTATTTTCCTAATGGAAGCCAAATCTTATTAAAAGACTTATTTTTATATCCATCTGACCCAAACTTTGACGAATTAGGCTCATTAGAAATTACAGACGCTTTTATTGACGAATGTAATCAAGTGGTAGAAAAGGCTAAGAACGTTGTAAAGTCTCGTATTAGGTATAATTTAGACCAAAACAATTTAATACCTAAAATATTAATGACGTGCAACCCTGCTAAAAACTGGGTTTACACAACTTTTTACAATCCTAATAAAGATAATTCTTTACCCGAAAACAAAAAGTTTATTCAGTCTTTATTGACCGATAACCCAAACATTTCAAAGCACTATAAAGAAAACCTACTTTCACTTGACACAAATAGTAAAGAGCGTTTATTATACGGCAACTGGGAATATGACGACGACCCTACTATATTAATTCAATACGAAAGCATAATAAACTGTTTTTCAAATACTTTTGTTGAAAGTGGTAGTAAGTACATAACTGCCGATATAGCTCGGTACGGACGAGATAAAACCGTTATTGGCGTTTGGGATGGGTGGAGGCTTATAAAGGTTGCAACGATTGACAAAAGCGGTCTTGATTACGTAGCAGATGAAATAAAAAAATTAGCGAATCAGCACCAAGTACCGTTATTAAATATAATTGTCGATGAAGATGGCGTTGGTGGAGGTGTAAAGGATTTTTTGAAGTGCAAAGGCTTTGTAAATAACTCATCACCTGTAACTCAAGGCAATCAAGTTGCAAACTTTACTAATTTAAAATCTCAATGTTATTTTGGTTTGGCCGATAAGATAAACAAAAACGAGGTTTATTTTGCGTTTGATGGTACGCACAAAGAAAAAACTATTGAAGAGTTACAATACGTAAAACAAGCCAAGTTTGATTCTGATGGTAAAAAGGCAGTACTAAGAAAAGAAGATGTAAAAGAATCACTTGGACGTTCTCCCGATTATTCGGATATGATTATGATGCGTTATTATTTTGAATTAGCACCAAAGCAACTTGTTTGGAAAATGAGTTAATACACACAACTAATATACAATAAAATGGGTCTTTTTGATTTTCTTAATACAAAGAAACAGGAAAAGTCGATAAGGATTGAGCCGATTGCCGCAGTACCTGCACAATTAGTTTTACGCCAATTTGGTGCTTCGCCTGTTCTCTACTACGGTGATAATACAGATGTTTATCTTCGCAAAGGCTATGAATCTAATCACGTTATTTTTACGCTTGCCGACTGGTGCGGTAAGAAAATGACAGTAGCACCACCGATTCTTTACCGAACAAAAAACAAATCAGCAGCTAAACGCTACAAGCAATTACTCAAAGCAAACGGTTTTGAAAATGCGGCCGACAAAGTTATCTTAAAGAATTTAGCATTTGAAGAAATTGAAGAACATCCAATTTTAGACGTACTAAATCAGCCTAATCAGTTTATGAATTGGGATGAGTTTGTTTACGGATATTATATTTTTAAGCAGTTTGTTGGCAACGCAATGATTCAAGGCGTTTGGACTGAAAACGGCATTAACGCAGGCAAGATTCAACAACTTTGGTTACTACCATCAAACTACATCCAAGCGTACAGCGGTGAGGGCTTAAACATGATAGATTATTATGTAGACAGCCGTAACCCGACCGAAAAAATACCTACCGAACAAATATTGACAATCCGTAATTTCTCAGCGGACTACTCAACGCCAGGAAGTCAGTTGCAAGGGCAAAGCATCATAAAAGCAGCCGCACGACTACTTAAAAAATCAAACGAAGCACTCGACGCTGAAACTGAAGCATTACAAAACA